TAACCAAGAAAACACCATCATTATTCTCTATTCCGCCTATACAATTTAACAGACAGTCAAACGTTAATCCGCCACCCATTTCTCCAAGTTTGTTTTCACGTTGCTTATTAAAAACAGCATCTATATCTTCAATTAATGCAACACAAGGAACATCGTTCCTCATTCTCTGCCAGCCACGAATCAAATCATCGTTAGACATGGTTGAAAGGTCGAATGAAAATACCGGGAGGTCTAAATCATAAGCGATTGCTTTTACCAACGATGTTTTTCCTGTTCCCGGGACGCCATAAAGTAACCACCCTCTTCGCCAAGGAATTCTTTTTTCTTTATACCATATCTCAGATTTCTTCCATTTTTCGATTTCGTCTAACAATCCTTCGACACTAGGAGGAAAGGCCAAGACCTTAAACGCAGAATCAGTTACAAATACATCTGTGCCTAATTCGTCAAATGTCCATTTTAAAATACGTTTATCACCAAAAATGAAAGAATAACTGCCACTGCCGATGCTTGCAGTAGAAGATTCACTGATGGCTCGTCCTTCCCTGTCCGATGAGTGTCTACGAACTAGAATTGGTCCCTCACCAGCTAATCTGATTACACGAAATCTTTTATATTCGGCTTGAGCCGATTTTTTATTATAATAATCTAAAGCGGCAATAAGTAAATTGTCTATGTTAATGGTGCCACGAATATATGTTAATCTAATGGAATCTTTAGACGGAGAAGCTACAGCGGGTGAATCTCCACCTGAGTTTTTACCGCCCTGAGACGGACCCAAAAGAAATGGCCATTTACCACACAAAAAGAAAGACAATTTACGCCCTAAATCTTCAAAGCCTATACATTCTGCTCGTTTAAGAGGCTTTATGTTTTCATAAGATGAATCGAAAAACTTATCTCCGATGGGAATGCGACGATTACCTTTTTTGTTGCAATAAGCGACAATAGCTTGCGCCACGCTATTGGTTATCGTTGCGTTTACGATAAAAATGCCAATCAATTTCAACAAAAAAGATTTAATATATTGCCAAAAGCCTGCTACCAAGCCTATGGCAGCCGCTCCACCCAACCACACAGGTATTTCCATTGTCACTTCTCCTTTCACAAAAAGGATACTGAAACTATAATAAATTGCAATGAAAATATACATATAGAAGAGGCAATTTTATGGTTGTTGCGAAAAAAGACATATCTGTTCCAAAAGAGAAGTTCTATAGCTTCTATCAAAAGTTCGATACGGTTTCCGATTTGATGCTGTCACACGAATGGAAAGAAATTTTTTGTAATTATTACGAATTTGACAGATATGAACAAAATGTGCAAATACATGAAACACTTGACGAACAAAATGCTTATGATTTACAAACGCAAAGAAATGAATTTATTAAGTGTGCGAAAAGTTTTGCTTATTTTGCTCATAAGTATCTAAAAATTATTCATCCTAAGCAGGGTCTCTTGCCCTGTGTGCTATTCAAATTCCAAAAAAGAGTTATTCGTGAATACGGCAAAAACAGATTCAACATCTTGAGCAAATTCCGCCAAGGCGGATTAACGACCATATCAGTGCTTTGGGCATTATGGCGATGTATGTTTATGACAGACCAACGAATATTGGTCATGTCAAAAACCGACCGTGAAGCAATTGCAGCAGGCGAAATTATTAACACGGCAATGGATTATCTTCCAACATGGTTAAAACCTAAAGCTGATAAATGGAATGAACATGAAAAACAAATAGATGATACGGGTTCGGTTCTGTGGTTCTATACACCAGAGGCCGCTCGTGGTAAATCGGCAACCATAGTTATAGTTGACGAAGCAGCATTTATTCCAGACATGGAAAGACATTGGAAAGGCATGTATCCAACAATTTCGACTGGCGGTGCTTGCTGTGTAATTTCGACGGTTAACGGTGTGGGTAATTGGTACGAAGAAATGTACCATGAGGCCGAAGCGGGTAGAAATCCATTTAATATTATAGAATTAGATTATTGGGAGCATCCCGAATATAACGACCCCCAATGGGTCGCTGAAATGAAAGCTAACATGGGGCCAAAGGGTTGGCAACAAGAAGTATTACGCTCATTCCTTGGTTCCGGTGATACTTTTATATCTTCCAATATTATTGAAGATATAGATAAATTTACTCGCAGCAATCAGCCAGCTAGAGTATTATTTGAAAAATGGGCAAATCGAAATATTGACATGACAGAGGTTGCCGAAGGAGCTTTATGGATATTTCGAGAACCAATGGAAGGACACGAATATGTGATGGGAGTGGACGTTGCTGAAGGAGTTGGAGAAGAAGGCGATAATAGTGCTTTTGAAATTATAGACCAAAACACAATAGAACAAGTTGCGGAATTTTATAGCAATTCCGTACCTCCCCACATTTTTTCACAAATTATAAATGAAATAGGGTATTATTATAATACGGCTCTAGTTGTGGTAGAAAATAAAAATCAAGGCACTGCGGTTTTAAGTGCCTTGCAATATGACTTAGCTTATGAAAATATTTTTTATGACGAAAAAAGTAGAAGACAAACGGCAGGGGTGAAAACTGGTAAAGATAATAGACCAATGTGCCTTGAGGCATTACAAAATCGTTTGATGAACCGAGTTGTGAGAATTAATAGCCGTCGATTCACAAAAGAGCTTAAGACCTTCATTTATAATAAAAATTCTAAAAAACCAGAAGCCCAAAGAGGACGACATGATGACGCAATTATGGCTATGGCTATGGCTCTTTACATTAGAGATAATATGACAAGAGGTCTTCCTCCCGGCGCAGAAGCCCCAAAGGAAATGGTGCAAATTTTCGACTCAGATGTTTATGAAGAAATTAAAGAAGAAGTAATGAAAGGTATACCAGAAGATTGGCTAACGGAGGAAGAAGAAGCCACCCCGTTATTACCGCCAGAAGATGAGGATATGCCTTTGTATTTTAAAAAAAGAAAACACGATAAATTACTTAAAGAGTTTGGGTGGTAAAAATGCAAACATTTAATCAATTTTTAATTGAAAACGATGGAATCCATTTATGGTTAGATGATGAGAGAGACCCTAAGTCTAAAGATGCCAAAGAAAAATCTGGCGCACTAGGGGATGAGGTATGGGTTAAAACTCCCGCTGAGGCAATCAAATGGTTAAAAACCGGACAGGTTACTAGTATTTCTTTAGACAACGACCTCGGACTTGAACCGGGCAATGAAGGATTTAGAGTGGCTGATTATATAGAAGCAGGAGCGGCTAATGGCACGTTGCCAAGATTACAATGGAAAATTCATTCTGGTAATTCTGCAAGATGGCAACATATGATAAAAGCACTGCAAAATGCAAACAAATATTGGAGTGAACATGAGCAAAAACAGTAGAACCAAAGAAGCAGAAGCTTTATTAGAACGTGCGAGAAAATTACTGCCAGATGAATTAGCGTTTGCTAAATCTTTCATATCAAAGGCATTAGTTGAAATAATCAATTATTCATCTGATAAGATTAAAAAAATACCAGAAAAAACTTTAGCAGACAAGTGGACAGAAGATTTACAAAAGGGATTAACGTATATGAACCCAATAGGAGTCAATCGCACATTAGAAGGCATTAATAAAATGATAGCTTTGGAAGAGGAAAAACTTAAGAAACTCAAAGAAAAGAAGCTGATAGATGCCGGTGATGATAAAAATGCCACATTAATAGATTAAACGTGTTTGAGATTAATATGGTGCAGATAAAAATAATGTCTCTCGTAACATTCCTCGGCTTCTTTTAGTAACGGATAAGGAACGTTTTCCCAACTTTTATCTAGAAAATTCCCGTCTTCATATTTTAAGGGACTTTTTAGGTCTAAATAATTTTCTATTAAATCCAGTCCTTTTCCATTGTTTAAATTATCCCACGTTAACACAACGGCTCCGGGTGTGTTTCTGGCACATTCACAAATTCTTCGTAACCTAAAAGCGTAATAACGAAAAGCCGTATCTTTATATTCTGGATATCTGGAAATAATTTCATTTAGGGCAGCTTTGGGGCTACGAATCATATAAATAAACTTGCAAATCCCGTACAATTCTTTACAAGAAAGTTGATAATTAAATAGAATATGTTTACCATATATTGACGCATAGCTTTTTAACGAATAAGATGATAATTCTGTATATAGGTCTAACTTAGTATTGAATGCGTGTTGGTCGGTTGTAATGTTTATGAGTTTTTGGCGATTTAAAATATCCACAAGTCCTTGTGACCCGGAACCCAAATGACTCATGACAAAAACGAATTGTCTCATATACTAACCTTTGCGGAAAAGTAGATTGGCTTACATTTTACTTTTATGTTATCTAAATACAACAGAATAACTATTATATAGTAGTAATGAAATTAAGGATTAATTATGCCCGTTTGGTCGGACTTATTTAAATTATGGCAGTACGCATTCGAAAGAGACCCGCTATCTAAGCAAACCGGAAGCAAAGATATAACAGGTACAGGTGTTAGTCAACCGGAAGCAATTCCTGATATTAGGCAAGATGGCAGTTTTTGGGGTGGCGGCAGCAAAGGCATGGTGCGTCTTCGTGACACCAATGATTTTATAGACCTTTCTACTGTTTCAAATCGTAAAAGTCGCTACAAAGAATATGAAAGATTGCGTAATGTGGCCGAAATTGAAATGGCCATGACTGTGTTTGCTGATGAGGCTTGTTTAATAGGAAGTAGTAAAATATCCACAGTTGCAGACGGACAGGTTTCAATTGAGTGGCTAACAAAAAATAAAAAAGAACCATTCTTGGTATATTGTTGGGACTTCGAAAAACACGATTATACATTAGGATGGGCTTTCAATCCTAGAATGGTCAAAGTCGCTAAAACTATTCAAATTGTTTTAGATGACGGACATACCTTTACGTGTACACCAGACCACCGCATTCTCAAAAAAGACGAGCAATGGACAATGGCAGGAGAGTTGAAATTTGGAGATGAGCTAATGCCATTTTATAAAATTCGTCCTCATCAAGAATTGACCAAACAAAAAGTAGGTCAATTCCCACGAATTTATACATTCAAAGATGGCTGGAAACATGAACGTCAATTTATTGATGAATGGAAAAAGGGCAAAAAAGACGAAAAATATGAAAGAGTCAATAGAGCCTGCAAACTTTTAGCTGGCGGTTTAAGTGTTAGAGAAACAGCTAAGATAATGGGACATCAATGGAACAGTATTGAATCATGGATACACCGTGAAGGATTTTCAATTCAAGAACTGAAATGGTTAGGTCAAAAGAGCGATACTAGAAGAATCGTTGGAATTCATGCGGGCGGCGAAGTGCCTGTTTACGACCTCTCAGTAAAAGACCATGAAAACTTTTGTGGACAATCAGTAATCTTCCATAATTGTCAAAAAGGCGAAAACAGTCACATCTTCGAAGTAAAATGTGAAAACGATGAAGTTAAAAAAGAATTAAATTTCCTATTTTTCAATAGAAAAATGCTCAACATGGACAGACGTATGTGGAGTAGAGCTAAAAATCTGTTCATTATGGGAGATGAATTTTGGGAACTGGTAATAGACCCCGATAGTCCGAAAGATGGTATTCTAAAATTACAGGAATTGCCACCAGATAGCGTTTATCGCATCGAAACAACAAAAGGAAAACTTATAGAATTCCAACAGGCGTTAGAGGGTCCAGATTATGAAGTGTTAACAAGGGCACCAGTTGCTCAAGCAACAGAAGCCGCATTACTACAAAGTAAAGCTTTGCGATTTGTTCCAGAACAAATTGTTCACATTAAAATCGGTGATGACAGAAAAACTTTCTATCCATATGGACAATCGTTAATAGAGCCAGCCCGTGGTCCTGCTCACCAATTAAGATTAATGGAAGATGCAATGGTAGTGTATCGCCTGTGTCTTGTGGGGGATAGTAGAGTTAGGACCATAAATGGATGGAAATATATTAAAGATGTCCAAAAAGACGATATAGTATATTCTTATACCTATAATGGAAAAATTGTTCCAACCAAAGTCATATATTTTAAAAACAATGAAACCCAAGAAGTTTATAAATTAAGGTCAAAACATATAGAAATTATAGGAACTGCAACCCATCCTGTTTTGGTTAGGAAACAAGGTATAATTCAATATGTGGACTTAAAAGATATTACAAACAAAGATGAAGTAATTAATGTTACAAAAGAAACATCAGAATCAAAAGAAATAAAGACCATTTTTGATGAAAAATGGGCCAAATTAGATGCTTCACAGCGAACCGCTTTCCGCAATTCCATTTATGAAAATAAGTCGCAATTAATGAGAGAGTGTGTTGGGGTTCCTTATGATAGAGTGAAACAATTCTTGTACTCAGAAGGAAAAGCATTGCCGTATGAAGTTGCAAAGGAAATATGCGATAAATTTGATTTAGATTATTCAAAATTAATTGTTACAAATAAAGGACAAGTTAATCCAGATAGAATTAATTTACCAAAATATGTGGATGAAACATTTGCCAAATTATTTGGATTTATGTATGGAGACGGTTTTATTAGAGATAATAATTGGCAATTCGGCATCTCTACAGAAGTCGGTAAAGATATAGATTATGTTGATTTATTAGAAAAATATTTTGGTAAAGTAGAAAGACACATCGACCACAGAAGTAAGGGAATAAACTATGTTGTTTCGTCAAGCACTGGGTGCCACATACTAAAAAATCTTGGTTATCATGGCTATGCACAAACCAAAAGAATTCCATCTTGGGTATTTAATGCTTCTAAAGAAATCAGAAAAGCTTTTGTCAAAGGGCTTATTGATGCAGACGGACATACAAGAAATCTAACCAGCGGCCTCTGGACAGCAGAAATAAGTCTTTGCAATAAAGAACTTATAGAAGATGTCAAAGAATTATGGCACTCAATTGGGCTGTCTTCTGGGCACATAAGAAATAGAAATAGAAAAGGACATGTTTTAGGTAACCATGTTTTACCAACAACTACAAGTTATGAACTTTATATCTCGGAACAACCACTTGAACAGTATGAACGGGTAATGTGTGTCAAACCCTTTGGTAAAGAAAATGTATATGATATAGGTGTAGAAAATGATGAACACAACTTTGTCGTTAATGGCACTATTACACATAACACCCGTGCCCCGGAGCGTAGAGTTTTCTATATCGACGTTGGGCAACTTCCACCATTCAAGGCAGAAGCATTCATGGAAAGAATGAAGGACCAATTTAAGAAAAAGAAAGTGGCTAGTCGTATCGGAACATCGGTAAGTGGTGCTTCTGCTGTAGAAGAAAGATGGTATGCACCGGCAGCCGATGAAGATTATTGGATTCCAATTCGACCAAATGCAAATACTAGAATTGAAACCTTACCGGGCGCACAAAACCTTGGCGAAATTGATGACTGCGTGTATTTCCGCAACAAATTATTTGTGTCTTTAAATTTCCCAAAGAATTACTTCTCAAACGAAGACGTTCAGACAACACGTATCGCTCTTTCGGCTCAAGACGTAAAATTTGCACGTATGGTCGAAAGACTACAAGGTTATATGGAAGATGGTCTAACGGCTGTCGCTGAAAGACATTTGGAATTACGAGGCTTTCCAGAGGAAACATACAAAGACTTGTTAATTAAAATGACCCCACCTTCCGATTGGCGGGAAATGAGCCGTGCAGAAGTAATCACAAATAGAAATACCAATGCGGCTAGTTTAAAAGGGGCCATGCTAATTCCCGATTATGATATCCTAACTAAATATCTTAAATTTAATGAAGATGAAACAGAAGAAATGTTATCTAGAATGAAATTGCAAAAACTAGATGACTTAAAACTACAAATATTGGCTCAAAATCCACAATTATTAGGCGTGGGAATACCGGGAACTGGTGAAAATGAAATTGGAGCCGAAGTAGGTGGACCGAATCCAATGCTTGGACCGGGCGGCACACAACTCCCGCCAGAGGGACCGCCACCAGAAGGAAATGAACAACAAGGAAATGAAGCTCCACCAACAGGCGGTGGCATACCGTTGCCAGAACCAAGCACAGATGATTTAAAACGATTTGACTTACAAATACAAACATATAGCAAAGAGCAGGATTTTGAAGATATAGATTACTCGACAGATTTCTGAGGCAAGTAAATGTTAGAATGGGGCGAAGACGACAATCCACAACAACATCTGGCGTGGGCTAGAGAGTGGGCAGATAGACATAAAGTAACTATTACGCCTAAAGGTATGTTTATACTTTACCACGGCACAACACATGCAGAAAAAATAAGACAATCAGGATTTTTTAATAGTGGTTCCCTTTTTGAGACAGAACCAGAATCAGCACTAGATTGGGCAAATAGGTCTTTCCTTAAGAATAAGAAAGAACAACCTATAGTCATGAAAGTTTTAGTTGACCCCTTAAAAATAAACTTTAGCGTTTTTGCGTCCGCCCTAGAAAAAATTCCAGTTATAGAAATAACCTAATTTCTTATTAGGTTAAATTATTCGCCTTCTTCCCCACCTTCGTCATTCATACCCGGACTACCATCAGCTTCGGGAGGAACTACCTCATCTTTATTTTTGTATAAATCATCTTGCGAAACTGGACCATCTCCATTTTTAAGTTCATCTATTATAGATTTAATTTCGGGGTCTTTTTCCGCTAATTGTTCAATAAATTCTTCCGTAAGTTTTTTATACTTACGCCAAGCCACCTTACAAATTCTATATATAGTGTCATCCGATAGCTCGGGTAAGCCGGTTTTTTCTCTATCATCAATAAATTCGATAAATCTTTTCATATAAATCTCCAGAGTTTTGCGTCCATCTGCATACTATATCTATAGCAGAAGTATCTTATTGTATGTCATTAATAAAAAATTAATGGCTGTGAACTATATAAAAGGGATTCTAAAAAGACAACACGATTGTAAGTAATTAGGAGTCAAAATGAAAAGAAAACTCATTAGCTACGACGTATTTGAGAGTATTGTGTCCAATTCACTCTCAACCTCGGAAAATGAATTAGCACAAGCTGCACCAGTTTTATCAAAAGCTCTAGAACTAGAAGAACTAGAGCTTGTAAGTTTTGGACCTGAAAATGTCCTTTTTGAGTCTATAGATGGTACTTTTATATCGTCCAACTATCAACTCGGAAAAAACGTTATCAGGTTCGAAAACATCGAACAACTCGCTATTGATGACGAGACCGAAAAGAAAGCATCCAGAGATGAGGTTTCTCTCATGTTGGATGCAGTTCTGGAAGGCAACACGAATAAGGCCGAACATCATTTCGATGAATACATGGCCCTTCCGATAACTAGGAGAACAATTCAAGAAGACTTGAATCCTATTGCCACCGTTTCCACTGGTCGTGGTCGCAAAAGTAAGTTCCGTGGCAAGAAACGTGCTGGCGGTCATGCGGCTGCAATTAAAGCAGCTAAGACTAGGGCCAGAAACGACAGAATGACCACGCCGGGTCTAAAGAGAAAAATAGACCGTCTACG